CTAACTACATTTCTTTTTGGAACGGCTTATGCTGCCGTCATTACACACAAACTTACCATCAGCGGTACAGTGCGAGACGCCACCTTTCGACTTAGAACACGGATAGTTGGCTGCATACGTAAAGGAAGAGGTGCTCAGGAATGCGAAACACAGAGGAAGAAGTAACACGTTCAGGATTTTCATCGATCATTTTCCTTGTCAAAAAATAGCCCACCACAGCACGAGCCATTAAGGCTTTGATGATGACTCGTCATCAAAGCACTTCCATGGCTCATTGACGCCACTTTTTATGGCCTCTGCATAATGCCTGACTAATTCAGCAGTGACTTTGCTATGCCGCACAAACATGCTCAGGGCATAAAGCCCATCCCTGTTGAGATCGACCTCCTCCAGAACCGTGTCGGGTACAAAACAAACCGTTCTGTTTGATAAGGTGCGAAGGTAATACTTTTTATTTAACGCCCATGACTGGTTAGTAATATTTGCGCCGATCTCTACGCTTTTTGACTCTGGCATACAGACAACAAACCATGTCAACCCACCCTGGCGACTATCAACGTCGTTATGTAATAAGGCTTCCAGGCCTGCTGCACCCTCACTTTTAATAACGTTAAGCGCGGCCAGTAGCTGCTTTTTACCGTGATGAGATTTAATGGCGAGAAACAGAATCGCGCCGCCGACGTAGAGCGTCAACGCGAAAATAAACACAGCGAGCCACCATGCCCCGGAGCCCGTCTTTGCAATCTGCGAGGCCAGAATTATGCTGATGCCTAGCGTGGTCAGTTGCGCCAGAGTATTGACGAGAACCTGTTGCTTTTTAGCTTTCCATAAGTAATAGCCAATGAAACCGACAAATAATCCATAAAAAAAGAGCAGTGACCTGTCCATTTTTGTTTCACATCCTTGCGAAACCGCGCTGACTACAGCGGTAAAAAATTCCTGCGATCCCAAAAAAACAAGGGGCTGGCATAATGCCAACCCCTTGTATCTACACTACTTTCACGGATGTCGCGAAAGCGTTTCTTAGTTCAGGCGCTTTTAACAGATGCTATTGATATACAAGTAAAAATTAAAAAAAACAGCAAGTTAATTGTATCCTTAGTGCAATGCAGTGCCACCAAATGCAAGCTCTGTGGACATTATATGGACATCAAAACCGCTGGATCGGCAATCGGGTTCAGGACTGCGGCTTCTTCAAGATGGTCAGGTGCGAAATGCGCATACTTCATAGTTTCACGTATGTTGGAATGGCCCAGGATTTTTTGTAAAACAAGTATGTTCCCACCGTTCATCATAAAGTGAGAGGCGAAGGTATGTCGCAGAACATGTGTTTTCTGTCCCTCGGTTAGCTCAATGTCGGTCAGAGCCAGCATTTTTTTAAACTCCTGATAGCACGGCTTGAACATTTTGCCCTGACGGGTTGCCAGTTCATCATAAAGCCATCTGGGGATCGGGACGGTGCGGTTTTTTTTACCTTTTGTTTTTGTAAACGTCAGCTTATAGGGTGAGAGCTGGGAACGGGTGAGGCGCTCGGCTTCACTCCAACGTGCGCCGGTCGCAAGGCAAACCTTAACAATCGTCGTCAGGTTTTCTTTACCATACCGTTCACAGGCGCGAAAAAGTTCAGCGATCTGTAGTGGGGTCAGCCATGACATTTCTTTCTCGGCTTCTTTGAAAACGCGAACACCTTCGAGCGGGTTCGGTAGCTTCCACTCCCCAAGCCTTTTGAGTTCATTGAATACAGCCATCAGGTACTGTTGTTCACGGTTAACCGTGATAGGTTTTGCGACCCAGTCAGCAGGGTCTTTGTGGTAACCATTATCGATCTCGCCACGCAGCCGCCGGTCACGATAATGCGCCCAATCTTTAGCGGTTAGCTGCGAAGCCACCGGGTTACCAAGGCCGTTACAAACTATATGCAATTTTGCGAGACGAGACTTACTGGCCACAAGTGCCTGGCCGTGAAGGTTATGCCAAAGTTCGATTATTTCGTTAAGTCTTCGGCGATCTTCTTTTTCTGCTTTCCAAGGCTTATCCTGCGCTTCATTAAGGCAATATTGCTCATAGGAAAGCGCCTCGCCTTTTGTTGCAAACTTTTTTCGTATACGACGACTGTTAGCACCATCGATACGAAAATCGCAAAGCCACTCTCCGCTAGGCGTTTTCCTAACACTCATGATTAGTTATCCGTTTTCACCATAAAATAAGCCATCTGTTTATGATCTGATGGTAGAAAAACAGTCTCGGCAGAAATGTTTGATAATGTTAGATTAATAGTACTACCCTTTTTAAAATCATAGCCCTGCGCTGATATCACCGGATAGTCATCAACATAAACACTAGCAAGGTCAATCTTTTGATCAGAATCGGTATCATTTTTTACTGAAAGAATTATTGACATTTCCGAAGGTTTGAAACCTGACAGGCTATATTTTTTGTTTTGATAACCTTCTAATTTTTTCTTTAATGATGGAGCAACGTCAACAAAGGCAACTTTGTTGTTATAGGACAAGACTCTAACTTTAGGATGCTCGGGTTTAAGTGCTTCTACTGCCCCGTAAGCGATTGGTAAAGAAAACTTAGCGTAACTATTAAATTTTTGGGTATAGCACTCGTTAAATTCAGCATCTGGAAACAAATCTGCAATTGTCCCTCTCGCCTCCATTAGAGTATCTGAAGGCTTACGCGAATCTTCATAATGAGTGCATGAAGCTACCTCTACAAGGAGTGAAGATTTAGCTACCTCGATATTTTTATCAAATAGTTTTGAGTACGGGATCTGTGTGCTCATTTCAACTTTACATGCAGCAAGTAAAGTGATGCTTAATCCCAGAAGTATCATTTTTTTCATGTTTAATCCTTTCACAATTAATTAGTAATTACCTGTCTAACTAACCACAACATAAAAAACACAAACAACATATTAAATAAAAAAAATCTACACCTTTTGTATTAGCAAGAACACTTTTCCAACAGGAGAAATATCACCTAATTCACATTCAAATGGAGTTGAATTTGTTTTCACTTTCAAGCGGTTTCCGGGAAGTCTTGTTATCTCACAAATATCAATAGATCCATCTACAGATATGAACCAAAAACCATTACTGAATTGATCATCCGTAATATCTGCAAGCCAAGCACCGTTACTTCCTTCAATGTAAGCAGGATTATTAATATCTATAGGTATTAAGCTTTGATCGCAAAGCCAAAAGCCATTTTCTTTAAGTTTACCTGAAACATGTTGATAGCGAGGAATTTGAATTGATGAAGATTCAAGAACGGTCCGTGCGCAACCTGGGAACATTTCTCCTTGTCCGGTTGCTAACCACTTCAATGAAGCGCCTGTGTCCAAAGCACACGCAACAACCACATCACCCGGAAAGTAATTTCTGCGTATCCAAGTACTAATGGTCCCTGAAGACAAATCCAAAAGGTCACCTAATTGCTTCTGCATTGAAAACCCATATGCCGCTAAAAGGCGCTGAAGTACGGCTTTCCCACCTGAAGAAAGGATCTGTTCGTACAGTTCCTTGCCAGTAAGAGACGATGTTACCGCCTCTCTCTGACTCGCATTTGCGAGTTTTCCAGTAACTAACCATTCAAGGTTTGCTTGAGTTTCAATGGCGCATTGAATGATGTAGTTCCCTGGCACGCTGCCACGTGCTACCCAATTATTGATTGTGGGAAGCGGGATTGACAGTAGCTCTGCAAGTTCCGTTCTGCTTTTAACACCATAAGAAACAATAATCCTTTCAAGCACTTCCTTTACATCATCAAATTCAATCGCCATATAAACCCCAAATAATCCATTTCGACAGTTTACATGTAACGAAATGGATCATATTATCCAACCGAAGCTTGAAAATGCACGCCAATGCACCATAACAACATTTAACCGGAGATATTTACCCATGACTCCACAAATTGCAATCCCATCAGGCCCGGATCTGATGACTTATGAAGAGTTTGCAGAACACTATGGATACGGCATCCGCACTGTAAAACAGATGGTTGCTGATGGTGATCTGCTTCTTATGCCGCGCAAAAAAGACGGCGGCGCAGCTCGTATCAACATGGTTGCTTTTCGTGCCCGTCTGCTTCAGCAGGGTATCAATTGCAAATACGTTGCCGCTTAAGCAATTCAATTATGCGAGTTGAAAAGGAACGCAACATGTTTGATTTTCGAGTTTCTAACCATCCACACTTTGATGATGCCTGCCGCGCCTTTGCTAAACGGCATGACATAACTGAGTTAGCCCGGCTCGCAGGGATGAAACCGCAAACCATTCGCAACAAACTTAACCCCACTCAACCCCATCAGTTCACAGCGCCAGAAATTTGGCTGCTGACTGATTTGACTGAAGACGCATCACTGGTTGACGGCTTTCTTGCTCAAATTCATTGCCTGCCCTGTGTGCCGGTAAACGAGTTAGCCAGGGAAAAATTATCGATTTACGTGATGCAGGCCACCGCGCAGGTTGGTCAGGTCGCTGCGAACGCGGCAACCACTGGCCGTATTACTCACCTGTCCCGCCGTTCGATTGTGGAAAGTGCGAACGCTGGAATGCGTTTTCTTGCTTTAAGCGCACTGGCTGTAGATGCGCGGCTTAAATCCAGTCCGGCGATGTCCAGTGCGGTCGATACCATGACCGGCGTCGGCGCATCGTTTGGTTTGATCTGAGGTGTCGGTCATGGATAACGCACCTTCATTCGCTTCATTGCTGGTTCGTCAGAGTCCCTCCATGCATTACGGCAACGGCTGGATTATGGGTAAAGACGGTAAGCGCTGGCATCCAAGCCGCGACCAGTCCGAATTATTAAACGGGCTGAAAACCAAGCGGAAATCGCCAGCATATTTAATTATTCGTATTGCTCGTTCATTAATAAAAAGGGTGGCTTATGGCTCTTTCAAAAAATGACCTTAATTTAATTCTCGGTGTTGTGATCCCTAATATGGATAACGGCTTCGAAATTAAAACCCGATCAGGTGAGATTTTCAAAGTTGACCCGAACTGGGAGTGCTGTCAGGAATTTATGGAAGCACTAAAAGCGGAAATGATTAACCAGTTGAATCAGAAACCGCACCGCGTCTACGGCTACAACTAATCATTCAAGTTAATTAATGGCGTAAACCCGCCGGGCATTCTTTTGCCCGAATTCTGGAGAAATGAAAATGCGAAATACCGAAACACGTAAAACCAAAACCGGGCCTGATGATGCAGGCCTTAATTATTTGCTCACTGAGGCCCGCAAAGATGAACGCCGGGGCCGCGCTGAGGCTATGGCCGCGCGTCTGGACACACTGGCTGCTCGTATCACCTCACGCCAGCTCAACTACGCAGAAGCCGCAGAGCTGTTGCGCGATGAGGCCGTCAAAATCCAGAACGAAGCTCAGGAGATCCACTGATGCATAACGCGAAATTGACTCCCGGCCAGCGTGTTCTGGTGACCCCACTTGAATCGGACAATGTTTACAACGGGATATTTATTAAGCGCCTGCCCAAAGGGGTAAGCGTTTTTATCCTTGCTGAGTTCGTCGGCCTTACTGGCCCCGATGATATTGGCGATCTGTATTTAACCGACAGCATAGTTAGTCGCTGCGTAAAACCGGCGGAGGCTCACTGATGGCTGACTCTATCGATCTGGCCCAGCAACGCGAGCATGAAGAACGCGAGCGCCTGATTCTTAATGCCCGCAGCCGTGGCGCTGCGGTTTCCCGTTTTCTGTGCGAATCGTGCGGCGAATCCATCCCTGAAGCGCGGCGCATCGCAGTACCGGGCGTGGCGCTGTGCGTCACCTGTCAGGAAGTTACAGAGCTGAAAGGCAAACATTATGTAGGTGGTGCTGTATGAACAAAGAAAGACTGGCCGTTAAGCCGCTAACCGATGCGGAACTGGATGAAATCATAGCCGGGAACGTTGACGGTGTTGAACCTACAATTCAGGAAATATCGATGGCGCTGGAATTACGCGAGCGTCGCAGCCTTACCCGGATAAATTTAGTTGTTGAGTCGGCTAAGCAAGGCGGT